TTATGTACTACTTTAACTTTAGGTGAATTGATGGTAGTCAACCATTTTTTGAATTTTTGTACGTCAAGTTTATCAGCACTCCTTAATGTAAGATGTCCGGATCCATCAACGGAGCCACCATAGATCTCCCCTATTTCAAGTTCAATGTCATTTTCCATACAGTACTCGTATACAGGCCTAAATGTAAAAAGAGAAGTATGTTGTAAAATATAGTAAAACAATATTTTGATATTTTTATCCTTTAGTCTTTTAACATTCTTTTCAATATCTTGCCATGCACTTCCGCTTCTAATATAATTGTTGTGCTGGCCAATACCGTCAATGCTTATGTTGACTATTAAATTTGGTCTGTTTTCTAATAGGGCCAGAGTTGTATCAGATAGTGTTGTTCCATTTGTGTTGAAAGATAGCTCTGCGTCATGATTTATCTCTTTTAGGAAATCATTGATGAAGGGATTGATAAAAGGTTCACCTCCCCCAAAGTTGGCAGATACACAATGTCTAAGCATTTCTTTTATTAATGTTTTGTTATTTTGATCGTTGATCCAATCATGATCCAATTTAAGATATCCAATGTTAAACTCTGAGAATTTTTCTTGGTTTTTCTTAGCTTCAGCTGACCACTGTGAACTTGCGTACGGTCCACACATGGTGCATTTTAAATTGCAGAAATTTCCAAGCCTTACCTCCAGATGTCCAATATCAAGAGTATCTGCTTTAAAAGACTCATACTCCTCCTTGAACAATCTACTGTGATAGGCCCTTCTATTGATTCCATTACTTTCACGTTTTATACAATATTTGCAACCTCCGTCCACTTCTCCATCAAGCATTTTTTGGCGTAGTGTGGTGTCAGCTTTGTACTTTTCAAACTCCCAAATCTTGTATTGTGGCAATGATGATTCATCTCGTATGAATTCGCAACACGGCATCAATGTGCCATCATTGTCCACCACCATTCCACGGAACGGGGCTTTACAGAATTTTTCTGGTTCCGCTGTCATCAGCACTATTTAATCAAGTACTTTTTTATAATATTCTTCTAGTTTTGCGTACCACTTTCCAACCCAGTGGTCATAATTGTCTATCTCAAACGTTTGATACTGATTGTCCTGCGTACATATAAAGATACGTCCATTTTTTATCTGTGTGTCGTATTGTTTGTTGTGAGCTTCGGCATATGCCACCAATTGAAGATAGTAGTCCTCTACCCATTCTTTCTTTTTCAATCTACGTGCCTGTTTGAAATCCATTATGGCCGGCGCACCTTTATACACACCAACCAAATCTGTTGTGCCTGCATACAGTTCAGGATAGTAAAGTGAAACTTCCGATCCCCAAACTTCACTCACATCATTCAGTCCATTGTCAATTATCACATTGGCCATTTTGTGTGCTTTCTGCTGTATCAGATTGGAGCCTGGAATGCGATCTTCACCTTTGACATGCTTCTCAAGGCTCCGGTGCATGACGGTCCCAATGTTTGCAGACTCCGTAGTTATCTGTTGTGCCTTGTCCGCCCCGACTCTTTTACGCCATGCGTGTAGGTGTGTCATGTCCTTCGTTGCCGAAAGGACAGTTGTTACGCTTGGTACCTGTCTACCGTCTGGTGTTTCGTAGTGCCTCTTTTTATCCTTTGTGACTCTCGCCAATTCCCCATAAGGATACTTTTGCAGGTAGGTGATCCCTTTACTTTTGATCACATCTTCAGATATTTTCATAGACATATTTTATATTACTTTAGGTTATTTGTCAAAGCCTCTTCGAGCAAGGGTAAAAGTTCACGCCAAGAATTACGTTTTCTGTGTCTATCTTGAGTGTCATTATATCTTATAAATGAATTTTGTAAGTTTTGCTCCATATCTTTATCCAAAGTGTCAGTCCGTAGATTATCAATTTGCTTGTTGTAGAAGTAAGATATGCCTGCGTATTCTGTGAAGTAATCTACACTTTTTTCTAGTTTGTCGGCTACCCATAATCTATAACTTCTTGGCGCGGTGTCATAGTTACAAATTTTAGGATACCAAACCTGAGACATCCAGGAGATGTTGACAGTATTACCCCAGTCACCATCAGAAAATTTTATAAACCATTTCAGCATATCATCAAGTTGGTGTATATTTAAAAGTTGAACAGCTGGGCTAAAAGTTATTTTCCCATTGCCGTGCTTCTTTGATAAGTCTTTATAATAATTTAGATTTTCAGTTACCTTTTTAAAGTTGCTAGGATATCTAATGTATTCGGTAATCTCTCCTATGCCATCAAGACTTGCCCATAGGGTCCATGATTTCATTTTAGGGAGCCATTGCGTCATCTTTGGATTTGTGTTTGTGAGATTTGTTACTATGGTGATGTCTTTGTGCTGTAGTGTGTTATTTTGACAGCAATGATCTAGTAATTCATAAAATTCAGGTATTATTGTTGGCTCACCACCAATGATTGTTAATCTAGTGATGTGCTTACTAACATAGTCTATCAACCTTTGTTTAGTTTTTTGATTATGGAACCACGTGTATTCAACAGAAAGATTGTTTGTCCAATTATTGACATTGCCACTTTGCTTGTACACCCAAGACAAAAAATCTTTATCATCTTTGCCAATCTCTAGTATTTCTTTACCTACCTGATTTGAATAATCCTGTCCACACATCTTGCACTTGAGGTTGCAGATGTTTCCAAAGTGTAACTCCATAGAGTGTGGCATGTATTTCATAGAACCATCTGCATTGACACTTGCCAGATTGCTTTCTTTATTCTGATGATTCCTCATAGACTTGTAGCCACGTGCTTCTTGATCAATACACTTTGAACAGGCTTTAAGTGTTTCACCATTCTTCATTTTTAAACGTGCATTCTTCATGTAGTCACTGTTCCAGGCTTTCTCCAACGAGTCGTTATTCATATGTATCCTGTTGCCTTTTTTATCTGTGGCATTCTCAAGGGTGGCACAACATAGCCTTATCGATCCAGACATATGAACGTACTGATGCTGGAATGGAAATGAACAATATGAATTACTCATAGCAAACTCCACACACATTTTCACAGGTCACCAACTTGTATTGTTGTTCAAAACCTTGGATGCCTTTCCATATTTCATTAAAGTAATGTCCTTCCAGTATTTCTTCTAATGATCTATGATGTATGTTTACAGTTTTATAATCCTTTATTATGTTTTTTGATTCATGCGTTTGCAGGTCTCCTAGCCAACAGCATGGGCTTACGTTTCCATTTGCGTGTAAAAATATTTCAACGTTGGTACTAGTAAATGAATTACAGGCAATTTTATTTTTTATTTTTTGTTTTGTTTTTTGAAAACTATCCACCGCGTAGTTATCTATTACTTCCTGTATGGGCTTTTGTAAATCATATCCATCAACGGATATTTTATCACGCTTGATCCAGTTGCCGGCACTATCAAAATCATCCCATCTGGTCGTTGTCTTTTTATTAAACTTTCGAAAACCTATTTTCCTACTCAGTGACTCCGCCTCGGACACTTGTTTTTGATTGTGCTCGAATATTAGATAGTCCCATTCTGCATGGCCTCCTGCTCTAACAAAAGCCTCTGCATTATCCATAACTTTACTCCATTTTACATTTCTCCTGTACAAATGATTTGTGTCTTCCAATCCATCAATCGAAAATATAACCTTGACTCCTATCTGGGCAAGATGCCTGTAAAAGTCAGGGTTACGGGTACCACCGTTGGTATTGATAGAGAGGGTAACTCCATCGTTAACTTGTTTCACGTATTCAAATATCTCTGCACATTCGGGATTCATTGTTCCATCGCCGACATTGCCACATGAACGAAACAGGTTAACATTCTTCAGAACCTCTGGCCCAATCTTATTTTTTATATCATCCAACGTTGTGTGAGAGTTATTAGTGATGCCTTTGATTAGATTTTGATCGTAGTCGAACCTAGCACACATAGGACAGGCCGCATTGCAATAATTGGATAGCTCTGCATTAATATGATTGATATCTTGTAATTTTATGTATGCACCCGGCATATATGTAATTATTAAAATTACTGCCTACGTTTCATCGCTGACTTGGCCATTTTCTTGACTGCGTCAGTTGAACCTTGGTCATCATAATCCATTGCAGGATCTTTCTCTGCCTCTTGATCTGTCTTCACAATTATCTTTTCATTGTCAAAGTCCGCTACAACATTTTTAAGGTCACCATCCTGATCGTATATCTTTTTGAACACGTCATAGTTAAATGCTGGGTAACCTGTGTTGCTCATTATCTGTTTGACAGCATCCATGCTGATGTCAGTTGCCTTGTCTTTTTCGTCTGCGTCACCCTTCATGTTTAAAAGGACGTTAATAAGTGCTGACTCTAGGTCTGTATCGCTTTTGTTGAATTCGTAAAATCTCACAGGACTACTTCCCTGCTAGTTTGCTGAACACTCTGTTTGATGCTTCGAACACTTCTTTTGATTCTCGTTGCTCTCTGCCCTCAGGTTCTGTGCCACCTGCTTCGGCATCAGAGGCTCCAAACTCATCGTCCTCTTCTCCACCTTCTGAGTCCAGTGAGTCTAGATCTGTATCCATGTTCATCGTGTCATCGGCGCCCATAGGTTCTGAAGCAACTTCTTCTCCGGTCAATATTCTTACACCGTTGTCTAGTTCTTGCCTAGTTGTCGTTAAAGTGGCTTCCGCCTGTTCAATCGCTGGCTGGATTTTTTGCATGAAAGCATCTGCCTTGTCTGCTCCCATTTCATCTCTGATTCTGTCTGCTAGTTCTAACATGCCTTCTGTTTTCATAGTTGCTAGATCTTCCAAGTAACCTGTGACTTTGTCCATCATGTCCTTGGCCGCTAATATTAATTCTGATTGTTCTTCTACACCCTCTTTTACTCCTGTCATGGTACCTGTACCTTTTGGCATTTTACTGATCTCTGTTTTCATTGCCTGTGCCGCCGCTTTCCTGTCTGCCGGGCTGACCGACTGTCCTTTTGACAGTTTGTCTTTAATCTCTCCAGTGGCCTTGCCGATAATTGAACTTCCCATGTTGCCACCATACTCACCAAGTTTTCTTTCTGCAATAGCTTGGTTAACGATGTCCAACATCATTTGGTTCTTCTGATAGCTGTTGTCCTTGAGTTCTTGTCCAAAATGTGTGTTTTGAGTGATTTCGTGTATCTTTGTTCTGATGTGATTTGCTGTGTCTTCGAGCTCTTCCTTGCTAAATTTTGAAAGATCCATGGTTTGATTGAATCTTGATTCGAATTCTGCCAATAAAGATTCTGTTGTTACAGGTTTTGTAAGGTCTAAGCTCTTCATACTGTGTTTATTTATTATCTACGCTCCGAACGTGTCGTTGAAAATAGCCTGTATATTCTCCTTGCATTCGTCCGCTAGGTGGTTTGCGACGTCTAACCTATCCCAATATACATCTTCTGTAAGTTGATCCTTGCTTCGTTGGGCTTCTTTGATCATTCTCTTTGCGTTTTGAATATCAAATAGCTGTGAGGCAAATTTAGTGTCTAGTTCTAATATGTTCGTAGGCAACGATTTTTCATCTGCTAAGTGGTGTGCAACCATTATGGCTGTTTGTTTAAGGTTTATGTTATCGTGTAACACTTTAGCTTCTAACATGTCTGCTATAACATACACATATCTTGTTCCTGTCGACTTCTTAGGTACAATCGCAATGTTTCCTATCAATATTCCTTTTGAGAACTGTTTGGGGAGATGCCTGAACGGCCTTCTTGCTTCTTGCTTTCTTACCAGGTCAGCAAGTTTATTCTTGAGACCGTAGGCCTCAATCTGTTTTACCAGTTCTGATCTATTTTTTAGTGTCATGTGCAACAAACTTTATTTTCCTATTTAAAGCATATTGCATACCAGTGTCAAGTTTCTTACGAACAAACACCGCCTTATCAGCCAAAACTTTTGCCCTCTCGGCATCTCTCGGTGATAGGTCTGTGCTTTTAAAGGCGCCACGTGAATGCTGTTTAATGAATTCAACGTCTACTTCCGAAACGTAGACACGGGCCTTAGGTGCTATTTGTATGAACATTAATTGGTAAGTTTAGCCTGGCATCTTCATCAGGATAACCACCACTGTAGATAGTAAGCCTGCGACAACTGTGCCTGCTGTTGCTATTATTGTCTTTGATGAGCTCTTTTGTCCTGCGATCATATCCTCATTCATTTTCCCCAGTCGCAGTTCGATCGCTGATAGCCTGTCATGTAAGCCCTTGTATCTCTCAGAACATAGGTCCACGTGTGCTTCTAGGTTTTGTTTTTCTAAATCTGTTGTACTCATAAATTTTTCTAAAAGTTTTTTGAGGAATCGTACCTCCATTAGTAGAGCCTGTACATGAGCCTGGGTCATTGCCTGTGTGTGCCTTTAATAGTTTTTTATTTTGTGCCTAAATTATAGTATTATTTATCTTGATATCCTGCATAGGAAAAGTAGGTGTTTATAACACCGCCTGCGAGTGCAGAAATAACCTTTTGCTGGCTGGTGCCAGAGAGATCCTTAGTTACGAAAGTCTGTATCGGAAAATGTGCAGTGTTGCTACATTCCGACATAATAGGCACTAGATTAAAATCCTCCACTAAATTTTCCGTTGGGTCTGTCTGGTCTCCAAAAATATCAGTCTGTTCAGTAAAGAACTGGAAGTGCCATGTAGAATGACCACCTTCATAATATGAACCAAAGTCATGGTTGCCAAGTGACAACAGTTCTACTCTCTGCGGTGGCAGTTCCCACGTGATGTTACCACGCAACTGTAACAGTTGTAATAAGGTGTTGAAATTTGCGTTTTGATTACGAGCAATGGTCAGTGATTGCTTGTCTTCTACGACTACACCGTGCTTGGTCTTAAAAGGAAATGCCTGCTTGAGGTTTCCATTCTCCGTAATATCAACCAGTGTGTGTATTCTATACTCGTGCATGTGAAGATGTTGAAAACAGTCTATTTAGATTGAGATTCTTTTATTTTTCTTTCGGCTTCTGCCCATTGCTCCTTAGTCATCACAATGTCGGCTGGTTCCTGTTTCCTAACAACGTCGTCAGGTATTAGTTTTTTTAATCTATAATTAAAGAGGCCTCTTTTTCTACCACTTTCTAAAACCATTACCGGATGTCCCCACTTGTCTATTTCTATAGCTTTTATTTCTTGATTGGCCAAGTGCATTCTACCTATCTCAACGATGTCTCCGACATTTATCTCAACTGTGAATTTTTTAATCATAAAATTCTCCTTTTTTGATATTTAAGCCACAAAAAAAGGGCGGACTCAATAATAGAATCCGCCCTTTGGTAATTTAAAAAGTATTATGCGTTAACTCTTGCAGAGTTAAAACCGTATACTTCATCAACACCGTCTGAATGAACACCGTCTGCTGGTAGGAATCTCACGTCTACGTGAACTCCACCTGCTGAGTCTGAAGTTCCTGCGATTCTCGCCAAAATTTCAGTTTCGATGTCTGTTTCTGCGTCTGCAATGACTCCTGGGTCTGAAGTTTCCTTCGCACCTGGATCCAAATTAATGTCTCCTGTTGAGTCTGCCGCATTGAATTGACCTGGTGTGCCTTCTACCATAAAAGTGTAGTAGTCACAAAGTTCGTCTTCAATTATTGACGCCGCCGCGGCCGCGTCTTTTTCAGTTGCTTTCGCCGCCAGTGTGTATGATTGAGCAAGGATAGTACCGAAAGTACCTACCAATGTGCTCATGTCATTAAACACTGAACCTTTAGTGTCAGGAGTAGTAGCTGTAGTTGTTACTTCGTCATCGAACATCATTTCTATGAAAGTGATGCCTTTGCCGTTGAACGACTGTCTTCTACTCATGTTTGCTGTTGCGTTACTTGTTGCTGGCATTTTAGTTTCTCCTTATGCTTTAACTATTAACTAACAGCATTCGCAGTTAAGATACCAATTTTAGTTTCTGTAACTGTTGCACCTGTTATGTCTGCCGCAATTCCAGGGAAACTAGAACTAGATTGATCTAATGTTCTAATGTATGCCTGTAACGCCGCTTTTGTTGTTGTACTTGATAGACTGTCCAAAGCGTCAGTTCTTACCATGTACGTTTTTTGTGTGTCCGAATCAACCAATGGACCTTCTGCTAAGATTCTTAGTCCTTGGTGTTCGAAAGCATGTCTAACCATTTGTAGACCTGCTGTTGTAGAGCCTGTAGTTAAGTCTCCTGTCTCTGCTGACATGTCATTGATGAAGTCAACTGTTAACAATGTTACGTCAACACCTTCTACTTCAAAGTTTTGGTTCAGCGAGAAGTTACCTTTTCCACCTGCTACTTTACTAGTATCATAAGCCATTTTCTATTTCTCCTTCAAATGTTATTATGCGCCTACAGATGTGTCACCCATGTCTCTATCAGCCGCTGTAGCAGATGATATAGTTGCAGTAACTTTATCTGGAGTTAATCCGTCCAATGCTCTGATTGCCGCTTGTATAGCCGCTACCGTAGTAGTTGAACTGATTGTGTCAAGTGAGTCTCTTCTTACCATGTAAGTTTGTTCTGTGTCTGAATTACTTAGAACACCATTACCTAAGATGTTTACACCTTGGTTTTGGATAGCTTCCATAGATAATTTTAGAGCCGCTGTGTTTGCCGACGCTAACGAGTGAGTAATCTCACCTGAAACGTCAGATATGTAATCAACAGTGATAAAGTCAACTGCTACACCTTCATGCTCTTGAGCTGTATTAGGTGAAACAAAGTTTCCTGGACCGCCTGCTGGTATTGTTCCGTCGTATGCCATTTTTAATCCTCCTTTTATCTGATTTAAATGACGTGATTCCGCTCAGGAATCAAGTTGTAAGTATTTATTGGTAAAGTTGGTAAATTATGCTGTAATATTACGATTTCATCCAAATCTCATCACTTTTTGTCCTTTTGACGTGCCGATAGCCCAGACCAAACAATATATTTTCACACTCGAAAACTATGTGTTTCCTTTTCCATTTCATCTCAATGTTAACAACTGGATTATTGTTAGATAACGTTTCTTTTGCACCATTCAGCAATGGCACTTCAAAACCGTCAACATCTATCTTTACTAGATCTACGTTGGTTAGTCCGAAACTATCCAAAGTTCTACATTCAATATCTCCATCACCTTCCTTCAACATTGTGCTGTTGAAATCTTGCACTGCTTTGTGTGATCTATCTGAAAGCCCATATGGCCAAAGCACCACATTCTTCTGTTTAATATTTTTGGTGAAACATTCTCTGAAATTTGGGTTAGGTTCGAAGCAGACCACACTATCAAATTTTTCTGCGAGTGGTCTAGTCCATTGGCCGATGTTGCTTCCTATGTCCAGGCAAACACGCCAACTTTTTACATATTCAAGTGCGGTATCTCTTTGGAGCTTCTGTCCGTTACCGGCATCTTCGAGAAACGTTGGTTCTTTATGCTGACCATATAGCACCCAAAAACTATTCTCGTCCGGCATCACATTCCTGACAAAAGCAGTCCGGACAGTCAAGGCATTCCCCACAAGACTGTCTGCAGTGCTGTTCGCAACCACAGTCCTCACATATATATTCTACCTTACTTTCCATGATTACAGCTCCTTGAATTTCCTTTGTATGTCGGTATTTGGTAATTTTGATTGTAACATCTGTTTTAACCTAGCAATGGTTTTTGATCTTTCTTTGGTGGTTAGACTTTTGAAGTTGGCAATATTTCTTCTAACATTCCGATAGTTTGCATCACTAATATTCAAAGCTCGTTCAAACTGGGTTAAATTTTTGTAATGGTCATCGAAAGTTCTTAGATATCTTCTTACTGCCATTATTGGAACAGGTTGTCGCTGTCTCATGGCCTGGGCTTGATTTTTATTTTTCAATTTCTTTGTGATTTCTGGATCCCCAGACACAATAGCCAACATGTTTGCAAGGTCATTGTTGATCATCCTTACTTGGTCAAACGTGCCTTTTGCCATTGTTTGTTTGGCATAAGAATTTGTGAATGATTTGGTGGCCTTCTCTTGGCTCATCT